GCTGCCACTGCTTCAGTAGTTGCATTGTTAGCATAAACATAGTTAGTTCCTGATTGATCAGAACCCTCGCTCCACTTAGGAGTAGTAGTAGTCCACTTAGGTAATTGACTGATAACAAATTGAGTTCCACCAATCGCAACACCACTGAGTCCCTCAGTAGAAGCAATAGTAGCAGAAACGGTACTTGCAACAGAAGCAATTACGGCATCACCATAATATGTACCACCAGCACCAATCACCGATGTTGTATACCCTATTCTTATAACATCTCCTTCAACACCGTAACCAGACGTACCAAAGGTAGTACCTGTACCAGTAAGAGTTTTGGTAGCGTAATTTAAAGCAACCTTCGCACCATTTTGAACTGATACGTTATCCTTGTTTCCCCAAAGTGCCATGTCTTTTATTCCGTAAAGATTTCTTTGCTAATGAATATTTATAACCATAATATCTTACACTGCTCCCAATCTCATTGCCTTTTTAATTCGAGCAACTAACTCATCATCTATGTCATTATCTGTAGACAATGCATACTCTTGCATCATTTCTACAGCAAAAACTTTCATCTGTTTTTTAAAAACCTTTTTCACCAACATAATAAGTAAAGGTTTTATTAATAGAAATAGTAAGGTCATTCGTGATTTTCGTAATGCTTCACTGCTGCGTCGTAATAAGATCCCATATTATGGTCGGAGACCCCATCAAATCTTGTGTCGTTCTCATCTTTAAGTTTAATAACTGGATGAGTATGAACATATCCAACAATCCAAGGAGGAGTCGCTGGAACAATATCATCACCGTGTACAAACCTATAGTGTTCAAGATCCTTAATCCTCCGTCTCAATCTACGACCACCTGGTCTTGGAGACCCTGCAGTAACTAATGCAATGTTCTTATTGCCAGATTCCCATAGTAGATCAGCAATCAATGTTGCTGTTGCTCCACCTAATGAGTGACCTGCAATAACTAATTTTCTTTCTGGATTTAATCCTTCATATGCAACCACCAACTGTGCCAGTGTTCTGTTACAATTATTCTTAAATCCTCGATGACAATCATCTCTTCTAATTAAAAACTTAAGATTGGTAATCCAATCAGTCTTTTCATTAGTTCCTTCTACTGCAAGAATAGTATGTCCTGCAACTTTCCTACTAACCAGAAAATCCTGGTCATGTGGATATACATCTCGACAGCATCTTAGTGCTTCGAGAACTACTTCTTTTGGAAGACTACCGCAACTCATAACTCAGATATAACTGATCTATATAGCAACTTCTCTTAGTACTCTCTCTTGTCTGCGTAATAATCACCCAATGCTCCACTCATTAAAGTTTCACTAATCTCACCTGCTGGTGTAGTAACTGTAGGTGTTACAAAATTATTCTTTTTACCAAATTCTACTGGTGGACTATGAGGATTAGGTATGCTCTTAACATACTCAATAACACTATCTCTCAATGAAATCATTTCATCATAACAATTCTGATTATATGCACAACCACGAAGTTTAGTATCTGGTTTATACAATGACTCTAATAATAGAGTCTTACCTCTATCCCATCTTTCGAGTGCAGTTTCTTTCATAGAAAATAAATTTTGAATCCATTATACCACAATTTTTATTTATCTACTACTCTATCATTCCATTCTTTGAAAGATGATTGACAATTTGGTGGTTCTGGATCTTTATATCCTTTCATTTTTTTCCATTGATTATACAATGCACCAAGTATCCATGACTGAGATAAACTCTTAGGTCCATTCTCTAGTAACTCAAGTTGCTTCTTGTTGCTTGTATATGCTTTGTATTCTTCTCTCCAGTTGGAGTCATCGTAAGGTTTATCCATACCCCTTTCTTACTTTCCAATCTGCATACATTCTACCATACACCATACCTTCATGTGACTTTATATCATCACCCTTAAGAAGTTCTTTATCTCTTAACGATAAAGAAACATCCATTGAAAGGTATTCCTTTTCCCAATTAGGAATATCTTTAATGTACTCACGAGATATAATTCTTTTAGCAATCATATTGTTTTAACCCCCATTGTTTTATATCCAAGTATGTCCTTTCTTTGTTCTTTATTATATTGCAAAAAACATCCTAACATATATTTTGCATAACCATTTTTAGCTGGTTTTCCTCTATGTAGATAACTCCATGCAACAGGAAATAAAACTAATGTTCCTGTCTCAACTTTTGTTTTAATATTAAATTGAGGAAATTCGGTTTCTCCCTCATCAAATTCATCATTAAGATAACATACTAATGCTAAAAATCTTTTCGCATTATCAGCATTACTTACATCCACATGAGTATCGTGTTGTTGATCTGTGTTACATAAGTATCTTTTCATTCTAAGATTTTCATATCTAAATGTTTTAGGCCATTGATTATGATAAAGATTACAATCCTTCTTATACTGTTCAATTTGTGCTTGAAATCTTCCGATGACTTGTTCAAATAATTCTTTAAATTCTACATGTTGCATAATGTCAAGTCTTTGGCAATCACAACCAGCACAAATTTTCTTTCCTTCCGTACTATAACAGATACTCATCTTTTTTATCTGTTCTTCCTGTTCATTCCACAGTTTTTCATAAGTATCTATTATCTGTTTACACAAATTTTTAGGAAGAACATTCCTATAAGATTTAATAAAATTACTTTCCATATTCAACCTTCCTTTCTAACTTGTTCATTTGCTAACTGTCTTTCAAACTCATACTTCATAGTCGAAAGATTTTGTGCTAAGTATGTTTCCGACTCATTATCTTCAATTAAATCCTCAAGATGAGCAACATGCTCTAATGCAAAAACTAATTTAGTCTCCTTATTCATTCTTGGCATTTTAGATTAACTTCATCTTTCTAAGTATAACACAAATTGTTTTAGAGTGTCAACATTACTTCCTGTAAGATTTAGTACCTTATCACAACTCATACAAATATCTTTTTTTAATTTAGTATTTGATGATCCACAAATCTCACAAGTACCTAGTCTATATTTTTGCTTTACTCTACCCTTCACTCTTTGTATAGCACATTGCTTACACTCATAAGAATAAGAAGAGGGAAGAGAAGGATCTTTCCTGCATCTATAAAAGTCAGCAAGAAGACCCTTCTCTATCCCACAAGTTCTACATACCCTATCCACCATTATAAGGTGTTCAGTCTGTAGTTGATTTTCAAAATCCACTAATCTTCTATAACTTCCTTATCTCTATCTATCTGTTCTTCGAGTTTATCTTTAGCAGCTTTAATACCTGCTAATCTTACTTCAAGAGTATCCTCCCAACGATTATACATTTTTAATTGCCATTCACGATACTCTTTGATGCTCTTCTTTAATTTACAGAACATTTGTCTCAATATAACTTAATACTATTTATATCTATAAATAAATTTTTTAACTGTGAGGGTTGGAGTCGAACCAACAAGTCCCGCCAGGAACACTAGTTAAACAGACTAGAGCGTTTACCAATTTCGCCACCTCACAAAGAATCCCTAATCAGGGATTGCTTGCATGATGCGAGTGACTCCAATTCCTCCACCACTTCTAGGGAAGAAGTCGAACTTTAAGAACTCTTCTAGTTCTGCTTCTACTCTTTCTTTACCAAATAAATCAATAATCAGTTGAGCATACTTACCATCTGATATTGTGTAGAATGTTTCACGCATCTGTTCCTTATCGGTGCTACGTTCTGCACTACCAATAGTTTCCATACCATTTAAGATTACATCAATCTTTCTACTGGTACCATCATCATTTCTAGACATATTCCAGAAAGGTGATGTCCACTCAGGGAACTTAGTAATCATACCACGACCAATCTTTTCTTCATGCTCGTGCTCAAGTTCTTTTGCGTTGAACATATTACCCCAATCATCATAAGAAAGAATATTTTCCTGATCTAAGGGTATTCCAAGATGTTCGCATAATTCAATCTCCATCTTTTCAAGTTCTTCTACACCACCGTGCATTTCAAACTCAAACATTGGGAAGATAGTTTCATGCCTACCTGCTACAGGATTTGGTTCTGCTCTGTATGAAGTAGATAAGCAGAAGAATCCTGGTGCTTCTGGATTTTTTAATAACTCATACTCTAACCACATCTGTCCAGTTTGTGGTAATGGCCAAACATCACCACTGTAATTATAAGTTGCTACTGTTTCTGGATCTTCACAAGCAGCAAGGATACTTAAACGATTCTGAGTATGAACTTCGTAAAAACCTTTAGACAAAAAAAATGACCTCAATAGGTCAAGTGTTTTGGTATATTTTTTCGGGTCAATTAGCGAGGTCATTTTATTTTTTGACAAAACTAATTTATTTAGCCAGTTTTATTCTTATAATTCTTCCATGCAGTGGCATAAGCAATACCTTTTTCTTCATCTGTTAACTTACCATCTTTTTTATAGGATTTTTTAATATGTTTTACCATCCTTTCATATTTTGCTCCTGGTGGTGCATCTTCAATAATATCCTTCATCCAATTAACATGTTCTGGAATCGGACCATATAGATCTTCAATAGTCTTTCTTAACTTTTCTTTATTTTTTGCCTTTCTTGCTTTTTCTCTATTCTTCCTCATCCTAATAACATCTTTACTGGTATACTCATCTTTCTCAGGTCCACCAGTTTTACCCGTATCTGATGGTAAACTATCCCAAACTCCACCTGGTTTTGTGCCTGATCCAGGTTTATTACGCTTATCTATTTGATAGACTGTTCCATATGCACCAGCAAGACCAGTAATTACTTTTCCCCAAGGAATTTTTGATCCTACATTAAGTGCTATAGAAGCACCTTCTTCAACTTTATTCAAAGTCATGGATACTTTCAGATCCCCCTACAGAAAATGGATTATATTTTGAAGTAGCAATCTCATACATCTTCTGATGTATATTATCTGCCTCTTTAGGTACATTAACGACTTCTAATCCGTCTGATGTATTAATCACAATATCCTCCGATTTGTCAGGGTCATACTTATACTCTGGATCAAACCACTCATCATAAGGGAGTATGTCTGGTGCAGGGTAAGTCATTTAATTATGGACCAGTTGTTTCAGAAGCACTTGTTGGTGTTTTATCACCAGGTCTAGTCCTACCATCCTTTGTGAAAGGATTATATCTTTCTCTTGATTTTTTTGGTAATGGCTCACCTGTTCTTCTTGGTGGTCTATTTGTTGGATTTTCTGGTGGTCTTTCTGGTCCTTTATTTTCAGGTGGTCCTTTTTTCTTCTTAGGTGTTCCGTCCTTTTCATACTGACTATTTGGTCCACCTGCTTTATGTAATGGAGAATTTTCTGTTTTTTCTTCTTTTACTTTAACACAGTTATCAACTGTCTTACCACCTTTCTTTTTAGTACCAGCAAGTTTGTATCCATCCCAACATTCCTTACCATCAAGACCTTTCTTCTTACCTTCTATTAACTCACCTTCTGGTTCATAAGAATTCTTCATCATATTCTTATCACCACCAGCACCACCAATGTTC